TGACCCCGATCCTTCCGCTTCTGACCGTTATCGGAGGAACAAATGAATTACCTGACACCTGATGATCTCAACAACCTCATTCGTTTGGTTGAAGATAACAACCAATACAATGACGATGAGGATAAAGAGTTCTGGGATGACATTCTCATTCGTCTGAATCAAACCTACCGCCACTGTTTGGATGACTGAAACTGACATTATTTCAGTTCGTGAACAGATCCAGAATGATCTGATCTGCCTGTTAGAATCTCAATTCGGTGAGGTGGATTACCTCTCTGAGGTTCAAGATCTTGCCTGCCAAATTGTCGTTGACAACTTCACTCAACTCCTCAAATGACCAACAACGCTTACACCTGGACCGACGATTTCAGCGGACTTGTTGAGAAGTATGCTGAGTTCGTGATGGACTCTATGGACATGAAAACGATGGAGCAATTCGTATTTGATACGTTGGTCCAAGAGTATAACAAATACAGTGAGGAAGAACTTATCACTGAGATTCGTGAGTGTTATGATGAAGAATGGTTCGAAGATAATGGGATTGAGTTGAAAGAATCTCCCGATGCCGTGTGACGGTTGAGTAAGTGGCACAAGGGGGGTTGCGGTTCGCCGTGCCCCCTGTTATCTTAAGAGTATGAAAAACACACACCTCGAACACCCCGAAGATACCATCCTCACCGGTGACCTCTCTATTCTTGATTGGTTCGTGACTGAGGGTACTCTCAGCGTGAAGATTGATGGTGCTCCCGCTATTGTTTGGGGAACCAACCCTGCCACTGGTAACTTCTTCGTGGGGACCAAAAGTGTCTTCAACAAAGTTAAAATCAAGATCAACGAATCGCATGAGGACATTGATGCTAACCATGAGGGTAATGTAGCGCAGATTCTTTACTGCTGCTTTGATAGTCTGCCCCGTGTGAAGACAATCTATCAGGGAGACTTCATCGGGTTTGGTGGACTTTCGGAGTACACTCCCAATACTATTACATACCTGTTCCCTGAGATTGTAGAGCAAAGCATCATCATCGCTCCTCACACTTGCTATTATGCCGAGAGCGATCTTCGTGATGCTGTTGCAATGCCTGACCGTTCTATCTGGAATGATACTGAACATGTGAAGTTTGTGCAACCTCAAGCATACATTCAGCACGGTCAAACGTCGTTCGCTGATGTAGAAGAAGTCTGCAACTTTGCCCGTCAAATGTCTACTGCCTGTGAGTTCGTAACTGATAAGGAAGCAGCAAAGATTAAGCAACAGATCAATGCCTGCATTCGTGCTGGTGAAGAAGTGAATCGTGATGACTTTGATTGTGATGCTAACCTGCTGCGTCTGTGGGCACTGGTGAAGTCAATCAAGGATGACTGTTTATTTCTCTGCCGCAATGATGGTCCCGCTGCTTATCTCTACGGCAACAGGATTGATGCAGAAGGTTATGTGATGACCAATGAGTTTGGTATGTTCAAACTGGTGAATCGTGAGGTCTTTTCTAACGCTAACTTCAACAACCAACGCTTTCAGTGTGCCAGTTGAATAGGTGGCACACACCCCGTTGATCTGCCCCCCTGGCACCCTATACTGATCTCATCAGCAACCAACCCCATGGCACTGACCCGCTACGAAGTCCGCTACCAGGTCCCCTACAATGCCTGTGAGTGGCGGTCGCAATGGTTCCCCACCCTGGCAGAGGCGGAACGCATGGTAGACTTCTACCGCTCCTGTGGTTCCCCTGCTCACTTGGCACCCTGATGAGAACCCTAACCCGCTCCCGCTCTGCAGACTTCCACCGTGCTACCATGCTCAAACTTCTGGCAGTCGCTGGCGTGACCTTCCTACTCTGGAGTCCGCTTGCCCCCGTCCGCTATGTGACAGCAGACTTACTGGCACTCACTGCCGACCAACTGCGCCGCTGACCCCTTACAATACTCTCAGTTCACAAGCGAACCCATGAAAGTCCAACCCATCGGCAGCAACCAAACCGAAGTGACCCTGGCAAACGGGACTGAGATCCTGTTCTCCTATTCCGTCCCCGTTGCTGCCATCGTGCCTGGTAAGGGGTGGATCCGCTCCGCTTTCAAGCACAGTGCCACCACCACCAAGCATGTCAACGCTTGGTTGCGGAAGAACTGCGGCGGAGACGTGCTGACTGTGCCACAATGGGATCTGGATCAGTTGGTTGCCTTCTGACCCCAGACCCTGTACAATTAGATCACAAGGGAACGGCAGCGCCCTAAAGACTCCACCACTCTATCGCCCGTGTCGATCACGGTAAGTTAAATGTTCAAGACTGACGGTTCTGTTCACCACGGTGGTGTGAAGAATGAGGATCAAATTGTTCGTATTCTGAACGAACTTAAGATCTATTCTTCCTCTGTAGAAAAGCGTGGCGGAACTAAAGTAAAAGAAGATGCCGTCGCTGGTGATCAACTGATCAGCATTAAGCGCAAGGAAGGTATCACCAACGGTTCGTTCGATTGGTTCAACACCAGCGCCTACAATGATGCGCTGGGTGATACTTTCACTCACTTCATTTCCAACATGAGGGAGTTGCGTCAGATGCCCGAATCGCTGCGCTCTGATGAACAGTTTGTGCTGAAGATCCGCGACAGTTTCAACAACCTTTGTGAACTGGCATTGGATACTCTGACCTCTGCACAAGTTACTGACATCCTGCGTCGCGGTCTGATTGATGCTAACGCTGGTTTTGATGTTGTGATCAACGACACCAAGACTTCCGAACTGTATAAGTTCTCTGCATCGCAACATCCTGCAGTTGATTACATCTCCAAGGGATACAACATTGTTCTCAAGGGCAACGGCAAGTCTTCCCGCATGGTCTACTTTGTAGATGCCGATGGGAATGTGTATGACTGTGGTCTGCGTTTGCGCGTCACCAGTAACAACGGAATCAATGCATTTCTGGGAACCAGTAAGGCAAACCGTAACTCACAAGTTGTCATCAAACTGCAGCAGGATAAGGTATCACAACTTCTGCAGCAGGTCGGTGCCGATGTGACAGTCTACTGAGTGTCCACTGGGGGGCGACTCTGCCCCCTCCGACCCCTTACAATACTCTCAGTTCACAAGCGAACCGACCATGACCTACGCTCAGATCACCGCCGCCGAACTCTCCGCCTCTCAGGCACGGTCCGCCATCATTGACCTGGCAGACGATTTCTCCTGGGAGACCGTCGCCCGTGAGATGATCTCCCAGATGAGCGGCGATCAGGCACGGGAGTTCCTGGAGGACTTCATTGCCGACTATGCCGCCTGAGGCACTGGCACACTGGGGGTCGGTGGTGACCCCCTGACCCCTTACACTTAACAAGTCAACCGCAAACGACCCATGCGCTACAACCCCGCAACCGACCGTGCCCTGAGCATTGATGAGATTGCCGCTCAGTGCCGCGCTGCTATCATGAAAGCACACGAACCTGCCCCCTGCACCCATGATGAGGTTCTGGAGTTTGCCCGCTGGGAGGATGACCTGCTGATCGCTGCCTGACCCATGGGAACGGGTGCGCCCTGAAAGACGCCCACCCCAAACCACACTGATTCAAACAACCCATGAGCCTTGACCTTGCCCTCTCCCTGCTCCGCCAAGGTCGCAACGGAGAGCAGATCCTGAGCATTCTGGAGAGTATCGCATCCCCTGATGATGCTGCCCCCCAACCGACTGCCGACCCCATCCAATTCTGAAACCGCACACCCCCTGCCCGCTGTCGCTGGTGGGGGGTTTATCATAAGGGGACAAACGAACCGAACCGATGACCGCCGCACCGTGGAACCCTGAGACCCTGACCACCGTCACTCTGCCAGAAGCAACCTGGGGAACCGTCCGAACCGCTCTGCTCTGCATCTCCGCTGATGAGAGTCTGAAGGGCAACCATAAGGATGCCGCCCACTGGTTGAGCGCCTACAACGACCTGAAGGAGGCACTGGGGATGTGACCCCATACGTGCTACAATACTCTCAACCGCAACCAACCCGATGCGCTTCCCCCTCGCTGCCTGTTCTGACCTCCAGACCCGTCAGATCAAATGGATCTCCCGTGCCGACCAGTTGAAGAACGGCATCCGCCCCTCCGCCTACATTCACTGGGGTCTGCCCGCTACCGTCATCGCCGCCCAGTATGCTGAGGCACACCGCAACGACGTTCGGCAAGCGCAGTGGGGTTGACCCCCTGCCGCCGACCCTGTACAATACACACAGCAACCAACCCCAACCCATGACCGTGACCTACACCGTGACCCGCCTCAAGACCCGTGGTCCCCGTAAGGGCGAACTGTGGTTCCGTGATGGTTCTTCGGGTCGTTCCGCCCTGGGCACTCACGACACTGGCAAGGGTTCATTCGTGAGCGGCACCGACATTGCCATCGGCGCGGGTCGCATGGGCACTCTGAACCCTGTTCAGTCTCTGGGGCGCCAGTGGGTTGGTGATAAGACCGCCAACGCTGCCCGCTTCGCTGGTCAGGCAAAAGCAGACCGCATCGCCGCCGCCCGTGAGCGTCTGGCAGAGCGCATGGGGTGACCCCCCTACCTTATGCGTGCGTTCGTGGGCAGCAGTCCCCCGTCGCCGTCGCCCGCCGTGGCGCGGTGCGCGTGGGGGTTTATAAGGGTGCGGCGCCGCGTTTATAAAATCGATGGGTCCCTGTAGGCTATAAAGTGTTACGATAGCGAGATCATTATTGTTCTATATAAAAAAACAAAATAAGATCTTATATTACCGTAAATGAAAAAAAACTCCGGAGAAATTTTTCAACCCCTACAAGTCGATCCAATTACAGGGGAATACTTTTTGGTTATTCCAGAAACAATAGTCAATGAGTTATCATGGTATGAAGATACTGAGATAACTTTTAAGATTGAAGGTACGGATGTAGTCTTAGCCGAACGTGATGAGTGAATCATCATATCTTGACAAGGACTAGATAATACTGTATGATATGAATGTAAAATTATTAACCATATGGCTAAAGGATTTACCGTAAAAGCAAAAACGCCCGTTGTAGCAAAAGAACCTGAATGGGACTACAACCTGGCTAGAGAAATGGTCAAAGGCAAGTCTGTTGTCTTTTGTTTACCTGGTAGAGGTGTTTCTTACACTTATCTAAAGAACTTTGTACAACTGTGTTTTGACCTAGTGCAAGCAGGTGCAAGTATTCAGATCTCTCAAGACTACTCTTCAATGGTGAACTTCGCACGTTGTAAATGTCTTGGTGCGAACGTTCTACGTGGACCTGATCAGGTTCCTTGGGATGGAAAACTGAACTATGACTGGCAACTATGGATTGATAGTGATATTGTATTCAATACTGAGAAGTTTTGGCAACTGGTTCTCATGGATACAGACATTGCTTCTGGTTGGTATGCTACCGAAGATGGTCATACAACTTCAGTTGCTCATTGGATGGAAGAGGATGATTTCCGTAACAATGGTGGTGTGATGAATCATGAAACCGTTGAAAGTATTTCAAAGCGTCGGAAACCTTTCACTGTAGATTATGCAGGTTTTGGTTGGTTGCTGATTAAGCATGGAGTCTTTGAACATTCTGAAATGAAGTATCCTTGGTTTGCACCGAAGATGCAAGTCTTTGAATCTGGTGAGGTTCAGGACATGTGTGGAGAAGACGTATCATTCTGTTTGGATGCAAAGGAAGCAGGTTTTGAAATTTGGTGTGATCCTCGCGTTCGCGTTGGTCACGAGAAGACAAGAATCATTTGAGATGGCTAACGAACGCTATAATATTCTTTGTAAAGGAAGACGAATTTATACAAGTCTTACAGAAGAAGAATATTTCAATATCATGGAGGATCTGTCGATAGAGTTTTATCAGACAGGTTCTCCAAGTCCTGAAGAACTTGAAACTGAAATTTTATTGGAGAATAATGTATGGCTGCAAAAGTAAAGGGTGGACTAAATAAGAATAGCTCTTATATTCCTGGTTCTCCTAAGAAATCTCGCCAAGGCGCGGGAATGGGAACGAAGTATGCCGCGTCTTCTCGCAACGGAGCTCGAAAGAAATATAGAGGACAAGGTAAGGGATAAATGGCATACTTAAACCATAGTCTACCAGATTGGTCTTGTTATATTCGTAATGAGTTTCTGTTTAATAAACAAAAAGGACATGGTGAAGTAACCAAATGTGACGTGCATTGTGTTGCAAGTCTTGAAAAAAGAGTTCCTCTATTTGAGGCATTTTTAGAAAATGGCGTGAATTGGACTCGGCGTCCTCTTCACGCCTTTTGTTGGAAACCAGATGCTCCTATTGAACCTTTAGAAGATATCATGTACTGGGACTGCTTCTCTCCATATATTGATGTCCAAAAACGTGCTCGTCTTTCTGGGTTACAAGCACAACTTATTCGTCCTGATGGAAAAAAAGTTGTTGGGACTTATATGTTTACCTTAGACTGGTCATGGGAAAATAAAGGTGTTCCAGATTTAAATTTTTCAGAGACTCCAGAACATAAATGCGCTCATTTATTCAAGGTTGAGACTGGAAATTATTATGCATATCCAAATAATCGTATTATTTGGTATGATAATGCTTGGACTTTTAATCGAATTGATAAAAATCCTGGATATGAAATTGATTTGACCATATACTCAGTCGAAAATAAACGTAAAATAGAAACATCTGACCACTATATGTACGAAATTACAGATTTGGAAGTAAAATAAATAGGTTCTTTGCACAAAATTGAGTTGAAACAGCATTCGATGGGGAAACACCTGCTCCTAGAGGTGTACAATGTGGATTTTGAAGCGATTAATGACGTTGAATCGCTTCAGAATGCAATGATTCGAGGCATCAACCGTGCCAAGATGACCATTTTAAACACATTTTCCCATTGTTTTCTACCACAAGGTTGTACGGTAGTGATTGCACTTGCAGAAAGTCATGTGTCTTGCCATACTTGGCCAGAGAATGGATGTCTAGCAGTCGATGTCTACACATGTGGAGAAGGAAATCCACGTTTGATTGCTCTTGAGATACTTAAATACCTTAATTCCGACTCCTACATGCTCCGTGAAGTTGAGCGTTAAATAAACATAAGGAGATAGCAACCTCCTTTATAAAAGTTCTGTTTTATTCACTTAAAACAGGAGCTAAAATGTCGAACTTACCAGTCGATAGAGACCCCAACTACATGAGAGAAATGTGGGGTACTGCTAGATTAGTTACAGATTATGGAAATACACCACCAAAAAGAGTGATTCAAGAGGTCATGCACGATGCTGCACCAAAGCATAACCTCAAAAAACAAGAAGAACTCCATGAACGCATTCGGAATGATGAAGATTATGATGATTGGGAGTATGGAACTGAACCAAACTATGGGATTCCTTGGAAATAACCTATAAATAATGGGAGAAAATCCACGTCCAAATGGCAGTCACCAGAGTATCAAGGGCATTTAAGGACATTAGTTTGTCTTTTGAGCCTCATCCTGTGACAA